ATGTTGGACTACGTTTTAATGAAGCAAAATCAGCTAATCCATTCGCATATTATACCGCAGCGGTAACCAATTCTTTTTGTAGAGTATTGAATACCGAAAAACGAGTACAACATATCAGAGATGATATTTTAGAAATGAATGGATTAGCCCCAAGTTGGACTAGACAGGGTGAAAACTCTGACAAAGACTATCAGGGTTAATGTTACCGTTCTAGTTGATAACATTCAAATAACATACTATACTACGGTCTATGACTAACAATTTATTTAAAAAAGCAGCAGTTTTTACAGATATTCATTATGGATTAAAGAGCAATAGCACGATTCACAATCAAGATTGCTTAGACTTTGTTGAATGGTTTATTCAACAAGCCAAACAAGAGGGTTGTGAAACTTGTTTTTTCTTAGGTGATTGGAATCATCATAGAGCAAGTATTAACATTCAAACACTACAATTTGGGCTAAGAGCATTAGAAAAATTGAACGATGCGTTTGAAAAAGTATACTTTATTCCAGGCAACCACGATCTTTTCTTTAGAGATCGTAGAGATATCAGTTCAGTTGAATGGGCTAAGCATCTACCCAATATCATAATTGTTAACGATTGGTTCAAACACGGGGATGTTGTTATCGCTCCGTGGTTGATCGGAGATGACTTTAAAAAGCTAGCAAAAATGAAGGGCAAATACTTATTTGGACATTTTGAATTGCCATTCTTTAAGATGAACGCAATGGTCGAGATGCCCGATCACGGAGAACTTAATGATACTCACGTTAGTGGGTTTGAAAAAGTATTCTCAGGGCATTTTCACAAGCGACAAGCTAGAAAAAACATTTGGTATATTGGAAATGCATTCCCTCACAACTACGCAGATGCTGGTGATGATGCTAGGGGAATGATGATTCTAGAATGGGATCAAGAACCCGAATTTCATGCTTGGCCCAAACAACCAACTTATAGAGTGTATAAGCTAAGTGAAATCTTAGATAATCCAGAAGGATTGCTGTTACCTCGTTCACATGTTAGAGTACATCTTGACATTGATATTAGTTTTGAAGAAGCTAGTTTTATCAAAGAAACATTAATCCCTCAGCACGATCTTAGAGAAATGACGCTAATTTCAATTAAAGGCGATAGTGTTTCACAAGACAATGCTCAAAATGAGTTAAAGTTTGAGTCAGTAGACCAAATTATATTACAAGAAATCACTAACATTGAAAGTGAATTTTATGATACAAAGATACTCCTGGATATTTATAAAAACTTATGATTACACTTAAGAATATCACCATACGCAATTTTTTATCAGTAGGAAATATCACCCAAGCCGTAAACTTTGACAACAAAGAACTTACTCTTATTCTAGGTGAAAACTTAGATTTGGGTGGGTTAGATAACAGAAATGGTGTAGGTAAAACTACGCTAATTCAAGCACTGTCTTATGCTTTGTTTGGATCACCTATTAACAATATCAGAAAAGATAATCTAATCAACCGAACTAACGCAAAAGCAATGTTAGTTACACTTGAATTTGATGTTAACGGTACTGAGTATAAAATTGAACGCGGTAGAAAACCCAACTTATTAAAGTTTTATATCGGCGGCGAAGCAGTTAAAGAAAGCGAAGATTCTGCTCAGGGCGAAAACAAAGAGACTCAAGTTCAAATAGAAAAAACATTAAACATGTCAGGTGATATGTTTAAGCACATAGTTGCGTTAAATACCTATACTGAACCATTTTTAGCTATGAAAGCTAATGATCAACGTAATATTATTGAACAACTGTTGGGTATTACTTTATTGTCTGAAAAGGCAGAAAAGTTAAAGATCCAAGCTAAAGAAACAAAAGATCAAATTCAACTAGAAGAGTTTAAAGTTAAGGCAATTGAAGAAGCCAACAAACGTGTTCAAGAACAAATTGAAAGTTTAATCCGCAGACAAAAACTATGGACAACAAAGCACGAAGAAGACTTAAGTAAACTTGCTATTACTTATGAAGATTTAAGCAAAATTGATATTGAGTCAGAATTAACTGCCCATAAGTCATTAGCCATTTACAGTGAAAAGAAAAAGAAACAAGACGTTTATAATGGATTGGTTGCTAGACAATCACTTTGGAAAGAAAAGAACGAAAGTGAAATTGCTGCGTTAGTTAGATCATATGACTTGTTAAGCCATATTGATATTGTTGAAGAACTACAACTTCATAAAGACTTAGCTGAATTTAAAAAGAAAACAGTAGAACTAGCTCTCGTAAACAAAACAATTGTTTCATTACAAGCTACTCTAACCAAAGAAGAAAAGCTAGTAGACAAGCTATTAAAAGAAGTTGAAACCCTTAAAGATCATAAATGCTATGCTTGCGGACAAGATTTACATGATACAAAGCATGATGAAGTTTTAAGTCAAAAAGAAGCTTTGCTTTTGTCTGCACAAGAAGATGTTGCCCAAACTCAAAATGAATTAGAAAAAAATAAAAATTTAGTATTTGAATTGGATTTGGAACCTAAAACTTATTACAAAACTGAAACAGAAGCTTTTAAGCATAACTCTGAGTTAGAAAGTATTTTGAATTTGATTAATGCTAAACAAAGTGAAGTTGATCCTTATGTTGAACAAATAAATGAATTTGTAGTAGAAGAATTAGGCACTATGCCTAAAACTTATTATGATACTGAACAAGAAGCAATTGAACACAAATCCAAGATTGGTAGTTTATTAGAACAATTAGAAAAGAAAGCAGAAGAAATTGATCCATATGCTGATCAAATTATAGATATGAAGAAAAGTGCTTTACAAGAAATCAAGTTTGATACAATCAATAATTTGTCTAAAAATTACGATCATTTAAAGTTTTTGATTGATTTGTTAACTAGTAAGGACTCATTTGTTCGTAAAAAGATCATAGATCAGAACTTGTCGTATCTTAACAACAGATTGACGAATTATCTTGACAAGATTGGATTGCCTCATCAAGTTGTGTTCAAAAACGACTTAAGTGTAGAAATTACTGAACTTGGAAGAGACCTTGACTTTCATAATTTAAGCAGGGGAGAAATGAACAGAGTTATCTTAGCATTGTCATGGGCATTTAGAGATGTGTGGGAAAACTTATACTCTCCTATTAACGTAATGTTTATTGATGAATTGCTTGATAATGGCACAGATGGTGCAGGTGTTGAAAACTCATTATCAGTCTTAAAAGATATGAATAGAACAAGAAATAAATCAATTTGGTTAATTAGTCATAAAGATGATTTAATAAGCCGAGTAAACAACGTATTAAAAGTAGTAAAAGAAAATGGATTTACAACGTTTGATACAAGCAGTGAAGATGTATAAAATAATTTGGACAGTGTGAAATAAGATAATTAACAGTATGCCATCAAAAAGTAAATCTAAAGGAAGTTCGTGGGAACGCGATGTTGCTAAGTATATGTCTGACTTATACCAAGACCATTTTGTAAGAGTACCTAACTCAGGTGCATTTATAGGTGGTGCTAATACACATCGTAAACAATCACTTAGTGAAAATCAAATTAAAAACTTCAAGGGAGACATTGTTCCCCCTGATTCTTGGAGTAATTTTAATGCTGAAGCAAAAAACTATGCTGATTTTCCGTTTCATTTAGTTTTAACTGGTGACTGCAAGCAACTTGATGCTTGGCTAGACCAGTTAATGGCTGTTGCTGATACTAATGACTTAAACGTATTGTTTATTAAAGTTACTAGAAAAGGCAAGTTTATTGCACTGCAATCTAAGTACACTTGGATCACTGATCAATTTATGTACTACACCTCACAAAAACACGGTGATTGGATTATCGTGGATTTTGATCATTTTTTTAAACACAACAAAGACCTTCTTAAAACCTACTCAGGCTCCAAACCAACTAATAGTATTACAACAGACACCAAGTCAGAATAATTTTAGGCTCAACAATTTGTTTAGTCGGGGTAGCCCGACTCTCCTTGAGACTGCTAGCATAAGCTATCGCCGTTAGATTCTGGAGTATACGTAGATGTAACAGTCTACGGAACACCGACAGGGCTCTCGTTATGTGTGCGAACCCTGAATGAGTCTATATCTAATTCTATCTTGAGGATATAGAACATGCGTTGCTGAAGTTAAACTGATTAGATTCAGATTGAAGCTTCAACTACAGTCCCAACTAGTTTTAAACTAGACCTTACAGAGCAACCGGTGGCGTTAGGTAGCAAACAAGGCTAACTCTAACGGGGAACAGATGGCAAGGCGAGAGGCCGCAAGGAATCTTAACCAGTGGTAGTGCTTTACAGCACTACCATGGCTACAAGACTGCAATGATTTATAAACCCCAAAGATAATTAATCAATATGATACCGAACGAGTACCACGAGTGAGTGTATCAGTTGTCTGAAAGACAACTTTATATTGGTTATTAAAAATATGGCAATTGAGATTTTTTAGTAACTTCCATGTGTTCTTCTATTAAAGAACTTATTTCTTTTCTTTCTTCATATGACATATTTAAAATATCGGTATAAGAGGCACCACCTCTCATATGCCAGGACATATTAAGCGCAGATTTTTTAATGGCTGCGCATTCTTTTTCCATGTTTTCAATTAGCTGCCGAACATCCTCAGGACCAGAATGTAAGAGCCTTAACCGAAAAAATCCGATACATTTAATGTGAAAGGTTGTTTATATTCATGATTACAACTAATGCATTTTACGTCTAATGGTTTAATTTCAGTTGACGATTTTAACTTAGTATGATAATCTCTAATAGATACGTACATGTTTTTATCACAGTTTTGCAGGAACTCTTTTATATGATCTACGTTATCTACCCTAACATCATTGGTTTCTATGTACTGTATAGTTTTTGCTATAAGGTTCATAGTAACTTCTGTTACTGATATCAAAGCATCTTTTGTTTTTTCAACTTTATCTTTTTCATCAGCTATTTGTTTAAGATTTGCAAACATTCTTTGAACTTCAAATTGCGCTAATCCAGCTTCATTTACTTCACTATACGTAAGTGGTCCAAACTTTATTTTAAGCTCACCCACTTCTAACGCAATTGAATAATCAGGAGAAGTTAATGTAGATAAAATTGCTACTAAATTTATTTTATACGTAGATTGATCTTTACATGCAGGACAGGTAGAATCTATTTCTAAGTTGTCTGTACCTGACGCGGCTTTGATAGCAAGTAAAATAGCGTCTAAGTCAGTGCTGCTTACTTGCCAAGGGTCTTTAATGTTAGGTACGCAACTTTTAATCAAGTCAGCTACAGCATTGCCATTGAATAAAGCATCAGGCGTTTTTGTAGTAATTTCATCAATAGCGGTCATTGGATATATAGGAAGTTCTCCGTTTTCAGGAAAATCAATTACTCCTATAGGATAGTCTTTTCCTTTGCTTGGTAAAGTCAAATAAATCGCTGGTCTTCTAAAATACTGTTTTAACGGGTTGTTACTCATACTCTTTTATTACCTCAAATGATTTGGTGTTGTTGGTTGTGCTAAATACTATAGATATTTATTACTGTAAAAAAGTGGGTATAAAAAGGATTATTCTATATGGCAATGACTGAAGAACAACTAGAAGCATTTGGTGAGCAAGTAACTAAAATTACTGAGCGGTTGGGTGAAATGGCCAATGCACTTAATATAATAGTAGCATCACAATCACAAATTGCTAAATCTGCGGCGGATGCAAAAGCAAAAACAGATAGTCTTGCAGAGGCGGCTGATAAATCCGGACGTGCTTTAGAGAACAAAGCTAAAATTGAACAAGAAGTTGCACAAGAACAAAAAAAGAGAGAAGATGATAGAAATACTGCACAAACACATGCTATTAATGCTTTGGCTAGTTTTGGTGATGCATTAATAAACTCCGAAAGATCATTTAGTAAATATAACTCTGTAATAGGAAATAGTACTGATGCTTTAGGTAGTTTATTGTCTATTCTAGGTCCTGTAGGAAAAGGATTGGCTCTCCTGACAAAATTAATAGGGGTTGTAGCACAGGCTGCAGCAAATCAAGCTGATAGTTTAGTTAAAGCCACTGATGAACTCAAAAACATGGGTGCTATCGGTGCGTTTACCTCCGAAGAATTTCTTGATCTTGCAAATAATGCCGGTGTTGCATCATCAAACTTTGGAATACTAATCAAACCTTTACAAAATTTAGGTTCAGGATTAATGTCTATCGGGTCTACTGCTGGTAAAGGAGCAGAAGAATTTTTAAAGATTACTGAAGTCTTACCCGAAACACGTATGCAATTTAGAAGATTGGGTATAGATCAAGAACAGTTAATTGAAAGTCAGGCAAATTATCTTGCCTTGCAGCAAACCACTGGTAGACAAATATTATCAAATAATAGAACAACCGATCAATTACAAAAAGCTTCACTTGCATATACTAAAAATTTATTAGAATTAGAAGCGTTGACTGGAAAAAGTGCAGAACAACTACAAAAAGAAATGAACGCTGCGCTAGCTCGTGAAGAATATATGGTTCAAAACGCACTAATTCAACAAGAAATAAATCATTTAACCAGAGAAGGTGCAACTGAAGGAGAAAGACAACGCGCAGAGGGATTACAAAGAGAACTAGAAGTTAGAGACAAGTTTGTTACTGAAGTTAGTAGTCGTATAGGATCAAAGGATATAGACACTGCTATCATGCAAATGATATCCTCAGGTGGTGCTATATTTGATGAAGAAGCAGCCAGATTGACTAGAACTTTGGGAATGTCGGGAGAATCCTTTGAAAGATTTAGATTAGGAATAGAAAAAGGTGACGAAGGTGTAATAGATGATTTTCTAGAAACTTTTAAGGAAGCACAATCTACTACTATAGGGTCATTAGGCCGGTCACTGATACTCGGGGGGCAAGAGGTTCGGGACGCATTCGGTATAAGTGCAGAAACAATGGTTTTTGGAGCAGCTAGGGCAGGAAAAGATGAAGCTGATGCTAGAGAAGAAGCTACTAGTGCTATAGAAAAGGCAATGAAAGAAGAATTTGACGCAATTATATCAGGCAGAGCAGCATTAACTGAAGTTGAAATTAAAGCAGCAGTAGCCTTGGACCAGGTATTATATCCTGCAGCAGAAATTTTATCTTTTGGATTTATAGGATTAAACAGTGTAGTTAATGAGTTAATTCTAAGTTTTAATAACCTCCTTGGATTAATACCTGGTTACGAATCTAAATCAGAGTTACAAGGTGATATTGCTTCTGAACAAGAGGATATAGAAAAAGCTAGACAAAAACTAGCTGAATTAGAACAAGATGATAGTTTGTTTAGTCAAACCAGAAGAAATATGGCTCAAAATTCAATTGATACTTCTTTAGATCGTCAGGCAACTCAAGCTGCTACATTAATTGAAAAAGGAGGAACGGTTGATGAAGAAGTGCTCACTCAAGTTATAGAAAGAGTAAAAAAACAGCTAGCCGATAGTGAACAAATAGAAGAACGAATAGAAATGGGGCAATTCCTTTCTAGTGATGATCGTAGACACCAATTGACATATGGAACACTTGAGGAGGTTCAACAAAGACTAGATATTCTAACACAGGCACAAACTAGTAGTGCACCAGTAGAACCTGCAGACGTTTCAACGGCAAGATCAACTGGTGAACCTGCTACACCAGACATGTCATCGGCAAGAGAATCGCGTATTGCTACTGAAAGAGAAACTATTATGGCTGCTAATAGCATGAGACCTTCAGAAAGCGATTTAGTTGGTACCGTAGAACAACCTGCAACTTCGGAAGTTTCAACAGTAAGACCTACTGAAGTAATACCTGACAAACCTGCTACACCAGACGTGCCATCAGCAAGAGAATCGCGTATTGCTACTGAAAGAGAAAATAGCAATAGACGTATTCAACTGTCTAGAGAAGGGTATTCTCGCAGCGAAATAGAGTCCATGATGGCTGCTAATAGCATGAGACCTTCAGGTGCCCTATTGGAAAGCGATTTAGTTGGTACCGTAGAACAACCTGCAACTTCGGAAGTTTCAACAGCAAGATTATCTGAAGAAACACCAACCGATCATTATCTAAAAACTGTAGCTGAACTAGAATCAGGTAATAACCCAAATGCTAGAGCATCAACTAGTTCAGCCTCAGGAACGTACCAAATAACAGATAAAACTTGGGAAGATGCAGTAAGTCAGATGGGAAAAGACTGGACTATTGGTGATAAAAATGATACAGCTAAACAAGAAGAAGTAGTAAACTATCTGTATGACCAACAAAGAGAAGCGTTAGAAAGAGAGTTGGGAAGAAAAACTACTGAACAAGAAATGTATATGGCTCATTTTTTAGGACAGGCAGACGCTATAAAGTTATTAACAGAAGCGGTGAAAAATCCTCAAACAAATGCAAGCGAATTACTACCTAGTGCAGCAGAAAGCAATCCTGCAATATTCTCAGAAGGAACGACAGCACTAGATATTGTTAACGAGCTAACTAGCAAGTTTAATGTTGTATCTAACCGAGTAGCTTCTGAAGCTAATGCTACTGTATCTGAATTACCTAATGAAATTGCTTCCCTAACAACTCCGGACGCGCCAGCGGTAACACAAACTGCTCCCAGAGCTTTAGCATCTGCTATAGAAACACCTACGCCCGCTCAAGTTACCGCAGCAATAACACCTGCTCCGGTAGTACAACCTACACAACCTACAACTCCTGTTGTAACTACAACAACTACTGCTCAAGCTAATAATGCTAATGCGAATACTGACATAAATGATATTATGTCACTGTTATCATACAAGTTGGACGCAGTAATTGCGTTATTGGATACAGGGATATCTATACAAGACAGAATATTATTAGAATCTAGAAGCTAACAAATGATAAATAATAAACTATGAGTTATAAAAAGAAATTTCTAAACAAAAGCGGTATTTCTAGTCCTATTTCAGGCGCAAACAGCAATGCTGGTGCCTGGAATGGTTCACCTGGACAAAATGGTTCACCTACCGGTGGTTGGAATAATCATGACATGGGATATAAAAACTACATGTCAAGATTACCTGAAGTATATACAGGTCATCCTAATAGAATAGAACGTTACAATCAATACGAAATGATGGATGTTGATGCTGAAATTAACGCATGTTTAGATATCATTTCTGAGTTTTCTACTCAAAAGAACGAACATAACAAAACGCCATTTGATGTAGAGTTTACTGAACAACCAACGCCTAATGAAATAGAAATGATAAAAATTCAATTACAGCAATGGTGTAAGTTAAACGAATTTGAAAAAAGAATATTTAAGATTTTTAGAAATACGCTAAAATACGGCGATCAAGTATTTGTAAGAGACCCAGAAAACTTTAAACTTTATTGGGTTGACATGACTAAAGTAGTTAAAGTTATTGTTAACGAAAGTGAAGGTAAAAAGCCTGAACAGTATGTTATCAAAGATATTAATATCAATTTACAAAACTTAACCGTAGCAACAAAAACTAATACTGATTTTGCTGCTAATCCTGCTACTGGATCGGGAGGAACAGGTGGCGGTGGAGCAGGTGGTGGATATACCGTTCCTTCAATGCCGTATAATACAACAGGTTCTCGTTTTACACTAGGACAAAGTGAAAGTGCTATTGATGCTAAGCACATTGTACATTTAAGCTTAACTGAAGGCTTAGACAGATTTTGGCCTTTTGGTCAATCAGTTTTAGAAAACGTATTCAAAGTGTACAAGCAAAAAGAATTACTAGAAGATGCGGTTCTTATCTATCGTGTTCAACGTGCTCCTGAACGTAGAATGTTTAAAATTGACGTTGGTAATATGCCAAGTCATTTAGCAATGGCGTTTGTAGAAAGAATCAAAAATGAAATACATCAACGAAGAATACCTTCAGTGCATGGCGGCGGATCTGTAGTAGATGCTACATATAATCCCCTGAGTATGAATGAGGATTACTTCTTTCCAGTAACTGCTGATGGTAGAGGTTCTTCAGTTGAAGTATTACCGGGCGGGCAAAACTTAGGTGAAATTGATGACTTGCGTTATTTTAATAACAGACTTGCTCGCGGTTTAAGAGTACCAAGTTCATACTTACCAACTGGTCCAGATGATAACACTACTCCATTAAGTGATGGTCGTGTTGGCACAGCAATGATTCAAGAATTTAGATTCAATCAGTACTGCGAAAGATTACAAAGTTACATGTCTATGACATTAGACGAAGAATTTAAACTATTTTTGCGTTGGAGAGGATTTAACATTGATTCAGGATTATTTTCATTAAGATTTAATCCACCTCAAAACTTTGCTGCTTATCGTCAAAGTGAATTAGATAACGCAAGAGTAAGTACTTTTACAACAATGGAAGCAGTTCCTTATATATCAAAACGATTTGCTCTTGAAAGATTCTTGGGTTTAAGTGAAGAAGAAATTGCTAAAAACGAAAAGTTATGGGAAGAAGAAAACCAAGAAGAAGTATTTGATGATGTTACAGGAAGTGATTTAAGAAGTGTAGGTATTTCTGCTGGTGATTTCCAAGCTGATCAAACTACTGCTGACTCAGTAGAAGCAGGTGAAGAAGCTGAAGCAGGTACCGAACCGGGACTAGAACCAGCTGGCCCAGTAGGCGGCGGAGAAGCAGGCGGAATATTACCAACAACGCCTCCGGTATAACAAAAAGATAAATAGTATATAAAGGAACCTCTAATGAAGTTACTAGAAATGTTTGATACTCCCATCAGCGGATACCAAGAGGTTGATCAAGACAACTCTAAACCAACTTGGAAAACTTCTAGAAAAACTAAACTTACCTTAAAACAAATTAGAAAATTACGTAAAATGCTTGACGTTAGACAGTATGAAAAGCAATTACATCTCAAAAAAGTAAGAAAGCAGTATGGGGCAAAGTCTGAAGAAGGCGGCGCTGCTAGCATCTAACATTATGATTTTTTCATAAATCCACCAAAAACGTAAAAAAGACAGTGTTATTGATATGTTTTTATAGATATAGTCTAAATAACATATAGACGATACACAAAGCCATTCTATTCAGGAGACTAATAATGGATAACAAAAAATTTGAAAAATTGATGGATTTAATCATCAATGAAAACGAAGAACAAGCGCGTGAACTTTTCCATGACATCGTTGTGGACGCATCACGAGAAATTTATGAATCTATCATGGAAGAAGAAATGATGGATGACGACATGTATGACGAAGGAATGGGAGGTCAAGTAGGCGATCTTTTAGACGAAATCAGTGCTGAAGAAGAAGGCATGATGGAAGATGAAGAAGAGTTAGACGCAATGGACGATGAAATGGATATGGCTGATGCTGATGATTCATTTGATCTTGATGCCGATGACATGGATGGCGATGCAGACGGCGAAGAAGTTGAAGATGCTGTGATCAGAATTGAAGATAAACTTGACCAGTTAATGAGAGAATTTGAATCAATCATGGGCGGCGATGATGGCGACATGGCTGATGACATGGAAGCTGATGATGACATGGATGCTGAAGAAGATTCCGAAGAAGTAATGGAAGCAGTACAACTTCAAAAAGTATCTGTAACTCACGGTGACAATGGTGTACAAACTAAGTCAACTGTAGCTGCAAACTCAGGTCAGCGTGGAATGGCAAGTAAGCCAGTAGCAGCAAGCACTACTACTGAAACAGGCCGTACAGCACCTACTACTAAAGATGTAAAAGGCGCAGGAAGTTTTAAAAATGCTCCTGGACAAAAGAAGCAAGACTTGAGTGCTGCTCCTAAACCAGTTACTAAAGACGGTTCATCAAACGACCGTAGTCCGGTAGCTAAGTAATAATACAAATGGCTTTGTTAAACTCAGCAATGTTAAAAAAGGGGATCAATGATCCCCTCACATTGAGATAAAATAAAATGAATAAACTGATACTACAAGAATATTTAAATCCATCAACTGCTAAAACTAATGTAATGTTAGAAGAAGGTAAAGATGCATTTGGAAATTCAGCCAAGCATATGTATATGGAAGGTATTTTTATTCAAGGTGATATACGTAATGCTAACGGCAGAGTATATCCAAAAAATGAAATATACAAAGCAGTAAAAACTATTCAAGAACAACTTAATACCGGTATTTCTATTTGCGGTGAAGTTGATCATCCAGATGATTTAAAAATTAACTTAGACCGTGTTAGTCATTGTATTACTAATATGAATATGAATGGAGCTGATGGCATTGGTAAATTAAAAATTCTTCCAACTCCAATGGGTCAATTGATCAAAACTATGCTTGAAGCAGGTGTAAAGTTAGGTGTATCTAGTCGTGGATCAGGAAACGTAAACGACATGAATGGTCACGTAAGTGACTTTGAAATTATTACTGTAGACATCGTAGCTCAACCAAGTGCACCAGATGCTTATCCTAAAGCGATTTACGAGTCACTAATGGGATACAAAAATGGTAAACACATTCATGAAGGTTTATCTGAATCATTAGAAGTTAGAAAATTTAGACAATCGTTACAAAAAGATATTACTAAGTTTATTAAAAATTTGAAACTATAAAATTCATTAAAACAGTTTTATTACTGTTTTAGAACACTCAAGCACTAGAGTATAAACAGGCAATTGAAAAAGGGGTATAATAATGTTAGAAGCATTAAAACCATTAATGGAAAGTGGCATAATTAACGAGGATATCGGGCAACAGATTAATGAAGCTTGGGAATCTAAGTTAAATGAAGCTAAAGAACAAATTCGTGCTGAACTCAGAGATGAGTTTGCTAACAAGTATGAGCACGATAGAAGTGTGATGGTTAACGCCCTTGATAAAATGGTAACAGAAAGTCTTTCTGAAGAAATCAAAGAGTTTCACGAAGAAAGACAAGCAATGAACGAAGACCGAGTAAAAGCCAGACAGCAATTAAGCGAATCTGCACAAAAATTCAATAACTTTATGGTTCAAAAACTAGCCGAAGAGTTAAAAGAATTAAGAACAGATCGTAAATTGCAAATGGAAAATCAACAAAAACTTGAAAAATTTGTTATACATGCTCTTGCTAAAGAAATTAAAGAGTTTTCACAAGACAAACAAGCAGTTGTTGAAGCTAAGGTAAAGTTGGTTGCTGAAGGCCGTGTTCAATTAGAAAAACTTAAAGCTAAGTTTATTTCTGAAAGCGCACAAAAAATCAATAAAATTGTTACCACTCATATCAAAGGTGAAATGTCACAACTTAAAGAAGACATTAAATCTGCTAAAGAAAATAACTTTGGTAGAAAGATTTATGAAGCATTCGCTGGTGAATTCTCTGTAACTTATCTTAACGATAAAGCAGAAACTAGAAAGCTTATGAATCAAGTAATAGAAAAAGATAAAAAACTAAGTGAATCTGTTGCAAAACTTCAACAAGCACAAAAGTTAATTGAAACAAAGGATCGTGAAGTTCGCATTATCAAAGAGTCAACTCAACGTGCTAAAGTAATTGAAGATTTAACTTCTACTTTAAACGAAGAAAAGGCTAATGTAATGAAATCTTTACTTGAAAGCGTCCAGACACCAAAATTGAAGGTCGCCTTCGACAAGTATTTACCTGCCGTACTCAACACAGGAACTCAAAGAAGAACAGAGAAATCTGTAATTACTGAAAGTTTCGCAGAAGTAACAGGTGATAAATCTGCTAGAAAAATTGCTGAAGTTGATATGTCTGATAAAGACAATGTTATTGACATCAAGCGTTTAGCAGGGCTGTAATTAGACATTATTAGGAGAAAATATAACATGTCAAAAGTACTCTTAGAAAGCCGTTGGGACGAGACCAAAGAGGCCCTGTTAGAAGGCTTGAAAGGAACTCGTAAGTCAACAATGGGTGTTATTTTAGAAAACACCAAACGACAACTACTTGCTGAATCTTCAGCTGGTACTACTACTGCAGGCAACATTGCTACTCTTAACCGCGTAATTCTACCGGTTATCCGTCGTGTAATGCCAACTGTTATTGCTAACGAACTAGTTGGTGTTCAACCAATGACTGGTCCCGTTGGTCAGATCCACACTTTACGTGTACGTTACGCTCAGTCATTGACTGATACTTCAGCAGCACAAACTTCTGTTACTGCTGGTGAAGAAGCACTAAGCCCGTTCAAAATTGCACAGGCTTATTCTCGTGTAACTAATGCTGCAACTAGCACTGACAACTACACTGGTGCTAACACTGCTACTTTAGAAGGTAACGG